TGCCATGCGAGTAAGGAACAACAACATCTCCTCAATCAAGTGACCGTACATAAACTTTACATACGTGTGTGGTAAGATGTCCTCACCCTCAGTACCATTGACATGATTCCATAGGTACTTATCGGTGCGCCCAATGTTAGACAGGCGTAGCTTACGGTTATCCTTACGCTTCTCCCTGCCAAACTCTGTACGCATAAGAGCCTTAACACCCTCACCAAACTTGTCTATCTCTGCCTCAACGTCTACGGATGAATCAGCGTCCTTGCTGACCATTAGATCATAGATGTCGGAAACAAGATTATCCGTTGTCTTGTTGTTGTTGTTCATTTAAAACCCCTTTGGCTTCCTGTGGTGTACATTTGAACCACTCGTTATTCCTTTCAAACAACTGCTCTAACTTTGAGTGGGCTTTAGATTCAGCCTTACGTCTATCATCAGTCTTATAACTATAGTATAACACATAATCTCTGAAAGGGGAAGAGGTTTGATAGTTCTTTAACCTATCCTCCGCGTCCACAGCCATGCCTACCTTGACCCACTCAGGCCATACTGGATTACCCATGACGTACACTGAGCCTTCCTTTACCTGATCGTAAACATCCTTGGTCTGCTTGTCGTACAGCTTGGCAAGCATCTTAGCCGGTAGCTTCTCTCCTTTCTTAATCTTGTTTTCAATACGCCTCATGTCGTAACAAGAGCTACACTTGTAATGCTTCTTGCCTACGAATGAAGGCCACCAGTTCTCTTCATTCAAGTGCGTCCCACAGCTTATACAATACTTGTCAGTGGGTGTCCGCCCAACTATTTCCAACCTTAAACTCCCCTGCAAGGGGGCAGTTGAGTTTGTAGTGGATTCCTGCGGCTTCGACACAGCTAATAGCGAGTCCTCCGAAAACCTTTGCTTTCTCTTCTCTAACCTACCTCTGTCTGGATTTCATCGTGTATGTTTCCTATAAAGTTATAGTCTATACCCCATAGTATAGCATATTCGTTAAGTAAGCACAACGCTTTTTTCATTACGATAGCACCTGCTGATTGCAACAGCGTATTTAGAGCCGCGTGTTCTGACCGTACATAGACCCTTCTTCCATCCAAGCCATAAACATAACCTCTTCCTGCCGCCAAGCTAACTCGTTCTCGTAACTTTCCAAGAGATGGCGTATTTCTAAGGAACTTTTCCTTAAGACGTTTACCATCCTGTCTAGTTCCTCCAACGATACTTCCGATCTTGGCATCTCCGGCCCCATAAAGGAAAGCGTATATGAAAGTCTTTGCTTGATCTCTAGTTTCAAGGCCGCTAGCCAACTGATTTGCCGTGTGAATATCTCCTGTGAGAATTTCATTTGTATAGCCCTCGTCGTTCATGTAATGTGCAAGCATCCGTAACTCAAGACCACTTGCGTCCATACCTACAAGTTTGTAACCTTCCGGTACTGTCCATACGTCCCTGCACTCCTTACCATACGGTGAGTAAACCGCAGGTACTTGGCCCATGTTGGGACTAGAATGTGTCATGCGGCCCGTCACTGCACCGTTAGAATTAACGTACCCATGTACTCTACCGTCCTCCTTAACAGCCTCTAGCCAACTCTGTACCTGAGCCACACGCTTCTGTATCATAAGATACTCAGCTATCAAAGCGGCCTGTGGTATGCCCTTCACTGTACCTAGCACCGCCTCATCAACGATGGCCTGTCCTGTCTCAGTGAATTGCTTAGGTTTCCACCCATAATACTGCAGGTGTCTACCTATCTGCTGTCGTGACCCTAGATTAAACACAGGGAAATCTATGCGGCTAAAAGGTGCTACTGCTGTTTGCCATTGCTCACCAAGGAACTTAAGCCCAACAACAGAGAGCGTACCGTCCTTCTTAATCTTGGGTGTAATCTGTTTGACAAATGTCGGTAACGGTGTGAAAACCTGATGCACTTCGTCTTCAAGGTCATTCTTCTTCTCCTTTAGTGTAGCCAGTAAATGATAAGCTTTCTCTTGGTCTAAAAGCCAACCTGTTTTAATTTGCTTTGAAATAACACCCTGTACTTGATGCTCAAGATCAACACTTTCAGGCTTAAAATCCTTAAGTTCAAGAAGTAATCTCTGGTACACCAACGTATTAACTTTAACATCCTGTATACAATACTCCAACATATCATACGAAAAAACATCCCAAACATTATGATCTCCTTTAGGGCAATTAAGTATAGCACCCCAGTTATCTAAGGAATGACCGCCCTCTCTTGATGGATTAGCTAATCGGGACATTACCAGTGTGTCAGTTATTTTACACTTGCTAAAGTCTACCGCTAGCAGTTTCTCCAGTACAGGTATGTCATACCCTATAAGGTTGTGACCAATTAGTTCGCACTCGTCCTGTAGTTGTAACCAAGTTATAAATTCAGGTAATCTATCTCCTGACCAAGTAAGGGAATCATCGTGTCCTCCTAGCTGTCGCACAACAATACACCACACGGTATCAGGGTCAAGCCCATTGGCTTCAATGTCAAGTACAAACTGTTTCATTAAAACTCCGATTCATCGCCCATTGGACAGCTTGTCTCCACCATCCTTCCTGAGTCCTTGTCATAATAAAGGTAGCAAGCAGGGCCAGTGAGTCCAACAAATCTGTTCTTGAGTACACGAACTGTTGTAGTGTTCCGTGTCTCAGGGTCAGCGTGTTGTTGATCTCGTTCAAGTCCAATAACAATGTCGCTAAGTTGCGCGATTGCCGCTGAACCTCTGAGTTCTCCCAAGCTTATCCTACCACCATCTTCATGTGCCTTTGATCCGCTAGGTCTACGCAGGTGTGATACTAGGAATAGCCCTACACCTGTCTCCTGTACTAGCTTTCTAAGGTTAGTCATAATACTATCAATAGCCTTACGCTCGTCACCGTTGTCCTGATCACTGACCACGATACTCAGGTGGTCAAGGATGATCCACTTGCAGTCCAAGCCCTTAGCCATGTAACGTATGCGGCCTAACAGATTGTCCTCGCTAGTCGAACCCCAGTGATCAAACAGAAAGATACGTCCTGTACCTAGCGTCCTGTCCCAGTAGCCTTTCTTCTCTTCCTTGCTGATAGTCTTGTCTAGGTGTAACTGCTTGTTGGCCTCTATGGACATGATGCCCAACGCTGTCTTGGGGATGTCCTCCTCCAAGGCTAGGATACCAATGTTGTCCTCAGTAGCGCCTAGCAGGTAATGCTCAAGTTCTCTGACAATCTGAGACTTACCCATGCCTGAGCCTGACGTAATGGTGACTAGTTCCTTCCTGCGGAAACCGTGGGTCATCTCATTGAGACAATTCCAAGGATACAGGATAGACTTAACATCGGCCTGTTCCATGATCATGTCCCAAGTGTCACTGCCTGACACAATACCGTCGGGTTGATATGTCTTAGCGTTCCACCACTCCTTAACAAAACCAGTGACCTTGTTAGCCTTGAGCATCTCCCCTGCATCCTTCATAGGCAAGGTGACATTCTTGGCCTTGTTGGGGGTGAATAAATCAAGTACAGCTTTGGATGCCTCCTGTCCTGCCTTGTCATTGTCAAAACAAATGACTACGTTCTCAAAGGATTCTAACCACTCAAGGTTTTCTTTAATGTCCTTTGATGCTCCGCTTGCGCCACTTCTAATGGAGACAACGGGCCATTTCCCGTCGAACATTTCGTGAACGGCAAGTGCGTCTGCCTCGCCCTCTGTGATCGTAATGTACTTACCGCCACCCTTGAAAGCTTGTTGACCGAACAACCCAACATTGCCGAACTCCCCTGTTGCATAAAAACTCTTGTTGTCCACAATGCGAACCTTAGTGCCCGTAGGTGTACCTGAGTCCTTATCGTGGTATGGATAATGATGCTTGACAATTTGCCCCTGAGCATTGTACTCAACCGTTACGCCATACTTTTGTGCTATGGCTTGGCTGATACGCCTGTCAGGGATTGCCGCTACTACTCCTGTCATCTCTAATCGCCTCGTTATACTTGGTGTTACGTTTACAACCTGACCCGTACCTCTCTCGTAGTGGTCACAACCGCCTGTAAAACAAACGGCGTGACCATCGGAGTACCTTGCTAGGTTGTTCTTAGAGCCACACGAAGGGCATGGCTCATGTTTAACAAAGGTAGACGACACTACTAAAACTCCCCTCCACTAGTATCTTCCGCTACCTCTAAGACCTTGATCTTATTAAGGTAGGTTGAGACACCATGTACAGGATGTTCCTGACCCTCAGCGTACAACACTCGTACCTTAGACCCTCGACCTATGCGACCTTTAAAGGGTGAACCCTCAGCGTCCAAGACAGGCACATCGTACTTAGTGCTGAACTTGCGCTGTTTGACACCTTCATACTCTCGCATCTTAACACCCTTAGCTGACAGGTCTCCTGCTGT